TATTGTAGATTATGATGTTGATGCAAAAGAAAAGCTAGAAGAAATACCTATGGATATTGTTCTAGGTTCAATTTTTTTTTTGTACAATTTAGGGATAGAATTATCGATGGTTATGGTGGATTATTTAGAACAACCGCAAACGCACAACTCGATGCATCAACAAATTTTTCAAGAAAATATGGATGGTATCAAAACATCTTCACTAGCCTCGCTCAAAACGATATTAGAAGAATTGAAGATATCACTAAACTAAATGTACACAAATGCTTGTATGCTTTAGAGTATATGAAAGAAAAAGCAGAACTAGAAGCAAAAAGAATTAAACAAAATTTTAAATGAGCAATCAAGGTGTAAGAGGATATTACCAGTTAACCTCAACAATAGAAGAACAAATACTATTAGATGTAAATACTAATACAGTATCTATTGGTGATATTAGCGATGTAAACCTAAACAAACAAGATATATTCCCTTTGGCACATATCATTGTAAATAGTGTAAGTGTAGAAGAACAAGTGTTGAGGTTTAGCATTACAATACTAGCTTGTGATATTGTAGACCAATCAAAGGACGTAACAACAGATAGATTTACTGGTAATGATAATGAGCAAGATATATTAAACACGCAACTAGCGGTCTTAAATAGGCTTATACAAAGGTTAAGGATGGGTACACTACATCAAGATATGTATCAACTAGATGGCAATCCAAGTTTAGAACCTTTTATGGATAGGTTTGAAAACCAATTAGCTGGATGGTCAGCATCAATGGACATATTAATTTACAATGATATATACATCTGCTAATGGAGTTTAACAACCTTGAAGCAGTAATGGAAAGCTACGGTAAATACGTAGTGCAACAATCAAAATCAAACCTTACAAAAGACAAAAAAGGTGATGGTGATTTATATAACTCAATAAAGTTTGAAGTTATAGATGATAGCCAAGCAATGATTGTAGAATTTTTTATGACTGACTATGGTGTGTTTGTTGATGAAGGTGTAAAGGGTGCAGATCCTAGTTTAGTTGATAATGCAAAATCCGGTAGAAAAGGAATACAGAAAGCACCATATAGTAAGTTTAAATATAAATCAAGAAGACCACCATTAAAAGCACTTGTTGATTGGGCAAAAAGAAAAAACATTAGATTTAGAGTAAAGAAAGGTGAAAAGGGTGCTGGTCAATTTAAAAAAGGTAGTTATAAAGCGATGGGCTTTTGGTTGCAAAAAAGTATATATGCGCAAGGGTTAAAACCAAATTATTTCTTTAGTAAACCATTTAAAGCTGGTATTAAAAAATACGAATTAGATATGGGAAAAGCATTTGCAGAAGATATACGTTCACAAATGGTATTCACCGAAAAATAAATATATGGATTGGACATTAAACATCGCATTTCATTTTCCACATAACAGACTTATGTTAGGTTGGGAATACATCGCAAAAGATGAAAGATATACATACACAACAATAAGGTTATATTTATTTATAGCAACCCTAACACTAGATTATTAAGATGGCAAATATAGCATTAAGAAACCCACAATTTAAATTCATAGTAGCAAGTGCATCTGCAAAGTCTGTTGAATGTTCTGTTACTATTGATGGAACATTAAGGTATACACTTATAAAAAACCTACCTATTATATTAACTGGTACACAAACAATTAATTTTGATATTGCTGAACTAGCAAGAGATTACATAGAAATAACATACCAAACAGATTATGTACCCCAAACAGTTTCTATTTCAACATTGATAAAAAGCTACACATTAATAAATGGTGGTGGTACACCTATTGATAGTGCCAGTTATACTGACAAAGGTTTTGAAGCCTATGGTGTTTTTACAGAGGGTGTAAATCCAGAAGTACCATTTGGTAGAAGTTTACCTACTTACCTAATACCTATAAATGAAACCACATCACCAGATACCTTTACAATATTAGCACCAAATAACCAAGCTGGTAAGCTGCCAAGTATAACATCATTAAGTGGTCTTGTAGCTACATCATTTTCTGCATCAGATACAACTGTAACTAATGTTGATGGTGTGGTATGTAATATAAAAAGAATTGATTGCACAAAGTATGGTGAGGGTAACAGAATTATATACATCAATAAATATGGTGCGCAGCAAGACTTATGGTTTTTCTTAAAAGAAACTAGAAACCTAAACAGAACAAATGAGGGTTACAAATCAAACACAATAACCTATCCTAGCGGTGGGGCAACCTATTCTGTACAAGATGCACCAAACAAAGTATTTAACACACAGGCAAAACAAACACATACATTTAGTAGTGGGTATTACCCAGAGTTTGCTAATGAACAATTTGAAGAATTACTATTAAGTGAATTCATATGGTGGTCTACAGTTAAAAAAGGAAGTGGTATAGTTATACCTTTAAAGGTTAAAACATCATCTATGGCTTTTAAAACAAGTGTAAATGATAGGCTAATAGAATACACAATAGAATTTGAAGAAGCATTTGATTACATAAACAACATTAGATAATGCGTAAACTACAACTATACATAGGTACTGAAAGAGTTGATTTATTTAAGGATGAAAGTGTTTCACTTACTCAAACTATTCAAAATGTAAAAGACATTGCAAAAATATTTACAGAATTTACTCAAACCTTTTCCGTACCAGCATCTAGTGTAAATAACAAGATATTTAAACACTATTATAACTTTGATATTATTGATGGTTTTGATGCTAGAAACAAAGTAGCTGCAAGGATTGAATTAAATGACTTGCCTTTTAAAACAGGTCTTATAGCTTTACAAGGTGTAGATTTAAAAAACAATCTCGCTCAGACATACAAGATTACATTTTATGGTAATACAGTTAATTTAAAAGACATATTAGGAGCAGACCAATTAGCATCGTTATCGGAATTAAACCAATACTCATTAGAATACAATTACGCAAACGTAAAAGCAAAGTTAGAAATTGGTGCAGCAAATGAACCGCTAATTGCTCCATTGATTACACATTCAAATAGATTAATTTATCAAAGTGGTACAGATGATATAAGGGCAAATAATTTGTATTATAATTCAAGTAGCGATTATGATGCGAATGGAGTTTTGTTTACTGAATTAAAATTTGCTATAACACTTAAATCAATAATAGATGCAATACAAGCCAAATATACTATTGCAAATGATTACCAATCTTCCATAATATTTTCAAGTGATTTTTTCAACAACGCAACAAATGTAGATTTTAATTATTTGTATATGTGGTTGCATAGAAAAAAAGGTAATGTTGAAACGACAACAGCGCAAGGTGGTTTTTCTTGGTCACCTGTACCTTTAACAATAAACACAGAAACAGGAGAAAGGATTTTATTTGTATCAAATGGTTCTATAACAATAGGTAGTGATTTTATAGGTGGTTTAGGTGAAACTAAATTAAGCATAACACCAGTTGGAAGTAATCCATATAGTGTAAGAGTTTTACAAGATGGTGCAATATATGAGCAAAGAACCAATGTAACTGGACCGCAATTATTTTTTCAAACAGAAGCAGATACTTTGCCATCTGGAACTTATACTTTAGAAATTGCAGCAGATGCAACGGTTAGTTTTGCTGTTGGTAATATTAGTTGGAGATTTGAATTATATAATACCGCACCAGATACCGCTGGGGTTGCTTTAGTAAATAATGCTTCAGTATTTAATACTGATTTACAAAATCAATTTACAATAACAGAGCAGATACCTAAAATAAAAATAATAGATTTTTTAACTGCTATTTTTAAGATGTTTAATTTAACTGCTTTTGTTAATGATGTTGGTGTAATAGTGGTTAGAACTTTAGATAGTTATTATGCAGCTAGTACACAAGTTTACAATATAGATAAATACCTAGATACTACAACATCAAAGGTGGATATTGCATTACCTTTTAAGGATATAATTTTTGGATATAAAGGTTTAGGAACAATATTAGCAGAAAAGTATAATCAAATAAATAACATTGAATGGGGTACTGAAAAATTTGTACTTGGTGGTACAGAATTTACAACACCAACAGAAAGCTATAAAGTAGAGATACCATTTGAACATATGATGTTTGAAAGATTAGTTGATGCAAACCCCCTGTTGGTGTCACCAGCTAATGAAACAGAAATTTTATATGGTGTTAGTATTGATGATAATTTAGAACCATATATTGGAGAACCGCTAATTTTTTACAGAGAGTTTACACCTTTTGGTCCAACACAAACACCAATAGCTTTTAAAGAAACAGAAGCGGCTGCACCAGTACAAATAACTACATATAATATGCCATCAAATAGTTGGAGTATTATTCCAGCAACAAGCACATCAAATATAAATTTTAGTTTTGAAATAAACGAGTACACTTTAAATACAGATTTTACTGGTACACTATTTAACAACTATTACTTAAACTATATTAAAGATGTATTTAATATGCAAAGAAGATTAGTGAAAGTAACTGCATACCTACCTATGAAAGTGTATTACAACTTACAACTAAATGACTTAATAGAATTAGGTCAAGATAGGTACAAGATTAATTCACTAACAACAGACTTAACAACTGGCAAAACAGAATTTGAATTACTAAACACAATACTATGATTAAGAATATAATAGACTTACTACAAGTTGTTGATGGTGAAACTGAAAACATAAGAATAGCACAAGGAAAATACAAACTAGCAGAAACACTTTCAAGTGGATTTAAACAAACAAAAAGAAATTTAAGATGGCACAAAAAATAGAAGTAGAATTTGAGTTAAAATACAAAGATGCTTTAAAAAACATTGACAAACTTAAAAAAGAATATTCTGAACTTGAAAAAGAGGTTGTTACCGCTAATGAAAAAACTGCTGAAAGTTTAGAAGCAGTAGAAAAAGGTGCAAAGGATAGTGCAAAGGGTGTTAAGAAAGTTGGTGTATCTTTAAAAGGCATTGGAGCAGCAACTGGTATCATATTCGTATTACAAAAAGCATTTGAATTTGTAAGTAGTGCAGTACAAGAAAACCAACAAGTAATGGATGGTTTAAATGTTGTGTTTAAAACTGCACAAATAATATTCAATGAGGTACTTGGTGTTATAACAGATGTGTATAAAAGTGTATCATCTTCATCTGAAAACTTTGATGCGCTTGGTAAGGTAATGAGTAATTTAATTACTTTGGTTATAAACCCATTTAAAGCTCAATTTTATGCGTTAAAACTTGCATTTGAAGTAGTACAGTTGGCATATGAAAATATGTTTGGTGATGAAGAAAGTATTAAAAAGGTGTCTGCATCAATAGACGAAACAAAAGGTAAACTTGTTGAAATTGCAAAATCTCAAATAGCTGCTGGTAAAAGTATCGTAGAAAATTTTGTTGAAGCTTCACAAGAAATTGGTGCAATAGGCACACAAGTAATTAATGGTGTAAAAGAAATAAGTGTTGAAGCTGCATTAGAAACAGCCAAAGCAAACCAAGCATTAGAAAAGTCTGCTGAAATAGCTGCTGCACAAAGTAGAATACTACTTGAACAATATGATAGGCAAGCAGAACTACAAAGACAAATTAGAGATGATGAAACCAAAAGTATAGCTGAAAGACAAGCTGCAAACAATGAGTTGAATACTATTCTTGAAAAGCAAGAAGAAGAAATGACTAAAAATGCTCAATTAGTCAAGGCAGCAGCACAAGCACAATTTGATTTAACTGGTAAAACAGAAGACTATGTAAGGGTATTAGAAGCAGAAGCAGAAATACAAGGTGTGGCTGCACAAGTAACAGGTTTTAAATCTGAACAACAAACAAACGCAAATGCGTTAACAAAAGAAGCCACAGAATTAAAAAATGCAGAACTAGAAAGTGAAAGTTTATTATCTATTGAGAAAAAAAGATTTAATGCAGAACTTATAGAAGATGAACTTTTAAGATTACAAAGATTAGCAGAAATTGATATACTTGAAGCTAAACAAGAAACGACAAGATTACAAGCTATTGTAGATAATGCAGCCGCTGGTACACAAGCAAAGGTAGATGCACAAATAGCATTAGACCAATTTTCAGAAACATCAAGACAAACTAACTTAACAAGAGATAAAGAAATAGCAGATGCGAAAATAGAAATATCAAAAACAGAAGCAGAAGCAAAAAAGAAGAATTTAGATGATACGGCAAATGTATTACAAAGTTTTAGCGCAATAGCTGGTGAAGAAACTGCTGCGGGAAAAGCCTTTGCGGTTGCTGCTGCAACAATAAACACATACAGAGGTGTATCTGATGCACTTGCTGCGGTAACTGTAACACCTTTTGAAACTGCATTAAAGTTTGCTAATGCTGCTGCTATCGGTGTAGCTGGTATTGCTAATGTAAAGAAAATATTAAGTGTACAAGTACCGGGTGCTAGTGGAGCACCAAGTGGTGGGGTGCCAACAACAACAACTGCACAACCCCCAGCATTTAATGTAGTGGGTTCAAGTGGTGAAACACAGTTAGCAGATGCAATAGGTGGACAAACACAAAGACCAGCAAGAGCATATGTAGTAAGTAATGATGTAACAACTGCACAAGAACTAGATAGAAACATAATTGAGGGTGCAAGTATATAAATGCAAAATTTTAACAAAAAAACGTAATACAATTATGAAGATCATAGAACTTATTTTAGATGAAGACCAAGATGATATTGGAGTTGAAGCAATTTCTATTGTAGAAAACCCAGCTATTGAAAGTGATTTTGTTGCTTTAAAGAACCAAGAAATTAAACTTGCAGAGGTAGACAAAGAAAAGAAGATCTTAATGGGTGCTTTATTAATACCAAATAAGCCTATTTACCGAAATAATGGTGAGGGTGAGTATTATATATATTTTTCAAAAGATACTATTGTAAAAGCATCTCAAATGTTCTTACAGAAAGGTAACCAAAGCAACTCAACACTAGAACACTCTGAAGTACTAAGTGGTTTAACATTAGTTGAAAGCTGGATTGTAGAAGATAGGGCCAAAGACAAAACTGCATTGTATGGGTTAGATGTTCCTGTTGGAACGTGGATGGGATCAGTCAAGGTAAACAATGATGATGTTTGGAATGAGTATGTTAAATCAAATAAAGTTAAGGGTTTTTCTATTGAGGGTTACTTTGCTGATAAAATGGAAACACCTAAAGATAAAACACTAGAAGACTTAATGAGTGAGGATGATGTTTTGCTAAACAAAATCAAAGACATATTAAATGCCTAGAACTAAAAACAACAAAATATTTATACCTAGTAGAACATCACCTAATGGTGGTGGACGTGCTTGTTTATGTTGGGATACCAACAAGTATTCTATTGAGTGTTGTGATGGATCTATGCAAGCACAAGGCATAGGAGTAATAACAAGAACAGACTGAAAATGCAAAAATTAACCATTAAATAGTTATACAAATAGTATGAAAGCAAACCAAATGTTAAACGAAATAAAAACACTTCTTAATATAGAAGTTAAACTTATGGAAATGAAGTTAGAAAACGGCACTATTGTAAGTGCTGAAGCCTTTGAAAAAGGTAACGAAATATTCATTGTAACTGACGATGAAAAAGTAGCAATGCCAGTAGGGGAGTATATCCTTGAAGATGGTAAATTGTTAATTGTAGAAGCAGAAGGTATGATTTCAGATGTACGTGAAGTATCTGATGAAGTACCAGCCAAAGAAGAAGAAGTTGAAGAAACTGAAGATCTTGAAGAAGAAAAAAAAGAAATGGCAGATGTTGCAGATTGGGAAGGAATGGAGAAAAGAATACAGAACCTGGAAGATGCCATTGCAAGTCTTAAAGCTGACAAAGTAGAAGCTGAAGAAGAGGTTGAAATGGGAGTTGAAAATGGCGGTTTAAAATCTCGCACTGTAAAAGAAGAATTTGTTGAAGAAGTAAAAGAAGAACTTTCAGCAGTAAAACCAATCAAACACAATCCAGAAGCAAAAGCACCACAAAAAACACAAGTGCAATTTGGTAAAGGACAATTTAACACAACACTAGATAGAGTATTAAGTAAATTAAACAAATAAAAATGAATAAAAGAAACGTAAATTTAGCAACAACCACTAACATCACTACATCATATGCTGGTGAGTTTGCTGGTGAGTATATCGCAGCGGCATTATTGTCTGCATCAACTATTGATGATGGCGGTTTAACAGTAAAGGCAAACATCGCTTTTAAAGAAGTGATCAAGAAACTTGCAACAAATGCTATTGTAGCATCTGCATCTTGTGATTTTACACCAACATCTACAATTACACTTACTGAAAGAACAATTGAACCAGTTGAACTTCAAGTAAACCTTCAACTTTGTAAGTATGATTTTGTAAATGACTGGGAAGCTCAGTCTATGGGTTATGGTCTTGGCCAAACATTACCACCAAAGTTTTCTGACTTTCTTATTGCACACGTAGCGAGCGAAGTAGCACAGAACACAGAATTTTGTATTTGGCAAGGTGACACAGCAGCTGGAACTAACAACTCTTTTGATGGGTTTGAAAAACTAATTGCAGCTTCAGCAACAGCGGGAGATATTCCAGCTGGACAACAAGTAGCAGCAGTAGGTGGTGGGTTATTATCTACAAACATCATTGACGAACTTTCTAAAGTAGTTGATGCAATACCAGCAGCACTATATGGTAAAGAAGATTTGTTTATCTATATGGGAACACAAGCAGCTAAATTATACGTTCAAGCACTTGGCGGATTTGGAGCAAATGGTTTAGGGGCAAATGGTGTTGCTAATATGGGAACACAATGGTGGAATAACGGAAGCCTAACGGTGAACGGTGTAAAAATCTTTGTATGTCCAGGAATGTCAGCTAA